GGTAATAGTGTTTTGATTTGTGGAAAGTTAGGTAGACCTAGTAAAGGTAATTATCCTACTTGCGGGTGTATATTAAATGTTAAGAACCGATTCAAAAGTCAAAAATGCCCGAGAGGTAAGTTTTAACGCTTAGGCTAAACGGTCGTTTTAATGCCGTTTTAGCCATTGTTGTAAGTAGTTAAATTAAAAAATAGCGATGGAATTAAATAAAATATATAATGAAGATTGTCTGGAAACTTTAAACAGAATGAAAGACGAAAGCATTGATTGTGTAATCACAGACCCGCCTTACAGTGGACTAACTTCTAAAAGCAAAAATGGAAGATTCTCTGATAATTGCCATATTGAAATGGACGACATGAGCGAAAGAGCGTTTCTACTATTTATGAAACCGATATTTCGAGAAATGTATCGAGTTTTAAAAATGGGTAGCCATTTGTATTGTTTTACAGACTGGAAGCAATTAAGAAACATGGCTGATTGCATAGAATTAGCAGGTTTTAAAATAGTTAATATCGTTTGTTGGGATAAGGGGCATTTTGGAACTGGTGCAGGATATAGAAGCCAAAGCGAGTACTTTCTTGTTTTTAGTAAAGGATTAGCGAATACTTTTAATTTAAGAAATGTGGGTAATGTGATAACTGTAAAGAGAGCAAAAAACGCCATACACCCACACCAAAAACCAACCGAATTAATTAAGATATTGATTGAAAACAGTACAAAGGAAGATGATGTAATTTATGATGCTTTTATGGGTAGTGGTTCAACCTTAATAACAGCAAAGGCATTGAACAGAAAATTTATTGGAAGTGAATTATCAAGTGATTATTGCACTAAAGTTGAATCTTTATTGTGCGGTGGGCTTTTTTAATTTTATTACTTACAATGATAGGAGTAAAAAACGTAATGATATGAAAGATAAAATATTTAAAGTGGCTAAGAACCACACAGAAAATATAGAAACTGCAATGCAACTCACAAATGAGTTATGTGTTTTACTTAGTGTTAGCAAATGTGATTGCCCTCCTTTAGTAGCTTGTGATATTTGCGGAGAAGAAAAGAACCTTGACGGTGACTTTTGGAAAAACAAAAAGAAGCATGATTGCTAACGCAAAAGCGAGTAGAGTTTTAATTCTACTTGCTGACCGTTATGGAGCGTTTTAATGCGAACTATTAAAAACAGATATGCAGAAACAGATTGAAATAATATTGAACGAAGGGAAATACAATGGAATTCCAACAAATATAATAGCAGAACAAATATTGAGTTTGATTAATTCTATACCTAAAACTTGTCCATTGTTTTGTGAGTGTAAGAACAAATTAAAAGACAAGCATTGTGATGATAATATGAATGGGAGCATGTATTGCTTTAAAAAATAAATAAAAACAGATATGTTACTAACAAAAACAGAAAAAGAACGATTGAAAAGCTATGTGATGAATTTAGATGGCTTTATCTTAGAGAATGAGCTTTCACAAGTTGAGGTTGAAGGACTAAAAGCAGAAATTGAAGCAGTGAATCAAGCGTTAAACCAATGCGGTATTGAGCCAATGTTTGAGATCATAAACACTGAAGGAGATGTTCTGAAAAGAGTTGCTAATATCTTACAGCTGGAAGAAATGACTGGAACAAGCAGAAGAGACATCACGTCAAGGATTGGAACTATCAGAGGAGGATTGAGAAGTGAGAAACAAGTTTGGGTTAACAGAAGAAAGAAGATATTCTTTGACAACAATGTTTTCTCCATCAGGAATCACAACACAGATCAGAGAGTTTATATAAGATACTTAAAAACGGAATAAACAAATTTTTGTTTTAGAGAATTTAGAATTATATTAAAAGTCCAACTTTTTAAAAATAGATAACATGAGTGAAATTGAATTAAGAGAATTTTACGCTTCAAAGATTAACGAAGCAGAGACAGCGTTTGAGCGTCAAATGATACAGGCAGAACTTAAGCACAAGCTTAAACTGGTTGAAAACGGAATTGATCCAATGGAAGAAATGAGAAGGAACTCAGACTTTGAGTGTCTGAACTGCGGATCTTAATTATTAACAAACAAAAATCAAACAATATGAACAACAGATTTGAAGAGTTAAAAAAGAACGTTTTAAACTGGGCAGAAGAAAAAGGAATCTTTGAGAAAGGAACTCCAATTGCTCAGGCTGGTAAAACATTGGAAGAAGCAACAGAGATACTTGTTGGAATCGCTAAAGATGATAAGGAAGAAATTATTGATTCACTGGGTGACACTTTAGTGACTATCATTATACAAGCTGAAATGCAAGGAGTTGATCTTTTGGATTGTCTTGAGGTTGCTTATAATGTTATAGCAAAAAGAACGGGAGTCATGATTGGAGGAGAGTTTGTTCGGGATAAATAACGATGTTAGAAGTAAAAATCTGCGTAGTTGTTTTTACTACGTGTTATAATTAGTAAATGTATGGAATTAGCAAAAGAAATTTGGCAACAGCACGTTGATGTGTTTGATAGTTTTGATTTGGTTTGTCATAACGGAAGTTCGTTACAAGATGAAACAATGTCAAATGCGTTATTTAATGCTTTAATAACGTTGGAAAGAATGAGAGAAAGAGAGGTTTACACTCATGAAAGAAATAAAATTGATTCAGCTATAAATTATTTAAAAAGAAGTAAATATTATAGTGAAGCCAATAACCAAAGTGATTATTAATTATAACACCAAAACAAAACAGCGTTTGAATGCTGTTTGTTGACTGTTGAAGAGCGTTTTAATGCGAACTATTAAAAACATTATTTTTATAAACCGCTTATAATTAGTATAATAACACCATGGAAGAAGAAGAAAAGAAACCAAGAAAAAGAAGTACAAAGGCAGAAACTCAAAGGAGAGTTAATGAAGCGATAGATTTTATGTTTAACCAGAATGCTACTAGACGTGAATGGGTAGACTATTGCGAAGACAACTACGACGTAATACCTAGACAAGCGGATAAGTACTGGGCAGAAGCTAAAAAAGTAGTATTAGAAAAGTACTCTAAGAATAGAGAGAATGTAATCAACAACCATTACGGTAGACTTTTTAACCTGTTCAAAGGAGCGCAGAAAGACGGTGAAAGAGAAGTAGCTAGAAAGATTCTGGCAGATATGGCTAAACTTTTAGGACTTAATGAAGCTGAAAAGAAAGACGTTACAAGTGGAGGTGATAAGATTAACATTAACATTAATATAGATGATGACTAAACATATAGAGAACAATAGACAAGAACGTAAAGCATTACGTACTAAGCCAAGTATTAACAACATGATGTACCTAACTTACACTAAAAGCGGTAGGTATATTAAAGTAAATTGGAGAAGGTTTAAGACTTATGGTGAATGTTAATTTAACCAAAAAGCAAGGTTTAGCACTCAAATATTTAAGAGACAAAGAAACTATAGAAGTACTGTATGGTGGTGCTGCAGGTGGTGGAAAGTCTTTTTTCGGGTGCTTGTGGATTATATTAAACTGCCTTGACTACGACGGTTCTAGATGGTTAATAGGTAGAGCTAAACTAGATGCTTTAAAGAAAACAACGCTTAATTCTTTTTTCGACGTAGCTAACATATTAGGTATAAACGGTAAGTTTAACTATAATGCTAATGAAAAAACTATTACTTTTTTAAACGGTTCGCAGGTAGTTCTTAAAGATTTATTCCACTACCCTAGTGATCCTAACTATGACTCTTTAGGTTCGTTAGAGATTACAGGAGCGTTCATCGACGAGTGCAATCAGGTAGTAGAGAAAGCTAAAAACGTAGTAATGTCTAGAATACGTTACAAGCTTACAGAACACAATCTAACACCTAAAATGTTAATGACTTGCAACCCTGCTAAGAATTGGGTTTATCATAGCTTTTACAAACCAAGTAAAGAAAAAACACTACCAGAATACAGAAAGTTTATACAAGCTCTTCTAAGCGATAATAAACACGTTCACGAGTCTTACGCTCAATCGTTAGCAAAACTAGACAACGCATCAAGAGAAAGACTTTTAAATGGTAATTGGGAGTATGACGAAGATATAAGTAAGCTATTCGAGTTTTCATCTGTTTGTGATATTTTTACAAATGACTTTATAGAGGAGGGCGATAACTATATAACTGCAGATATAGCACGATTCGGTAGGGATAAAACGGTTATATGTGTATGGAATGGATGGAGGTTAGAAAAGATGAAGTCTATCGACCAATCAAGCATAACAGAATCAGCAGAAGCAATAAGAAAGCTATCGAATGAGTACAGAATACCTACTAGTAAAATAGTAGTCGATGAAGATGGTGTAGGTGGAGGTGTTAAAGACATCTTAAAATGCCAAGGCTTTGTAAATAACTCTAAAGCATTAAAAGTAGAGGGTGAACTACAGAACTATTCAAACCTTAAAAGTCAATGCTATTTTTATTTAGCTGACAAAGTTAAAAACGCTGAAGTGTTTATTAAACATGGTATCTACAAAGAAAGCATTATACAAGAACTTGAACAAGTACGTATAAAGAATATTGACCAGGACGGGAAAAGAGCTGTAGAGGGTAAAGAGAAAATAAAAGAACTTATCGGTAGGTCACCCGATTATGCTGACGCTATAATGATGCGTAGTTACTTCAGTCTTGTAAGTACTACTTCATGGGTCGATAGTCTCTATTGAAAATAATTAAGCTGATAATGAGGGAGTTGCAAATTGTAGCTCCTTTTTTGGTTTATAGCCTTAAATTATACCCTTACTAGGGTGGTTACTTTTTCAACAAAAGAGCGTTACTTTTTCAACACTTGCTACACTAGTAAGTATTTAGTTAGGTAATAAATAGCGTTTAATGCGTCAGACTTACTAATTTTTAGCGCGTTACTTTTTCAACAATGAGCTTACTTTTTCAACAGCGTTTTACTAAAGTGTTGATATACAGTAGTTTTAATGGTTCGGAACCCTTTCGAAGCCTTTCGAACCCTTTCAAAGCATTCCACTTTTTTTGGGAATGGTTCGGAAAGTAGAAGTAGAAGTAGAATAAGAATAAGAAGTAGAAGTATAAACTTAAGTAGAAGGTTAAGTAGAACACTAAACAGATGCGCAACAAGTTGCTTTTACATAACTAATTCAATTTAATTCATTAT